TTTACATTCCTGGTTCTGGTATTTTGTTTGAAAACGGAGTTTGTGCTACTTTAACACAAACTACTGGTTCAGACGGAAGCGTTACCATGACAATTACAGGAGCTTAGTAAATGGCTAATACTACCTCTGGAACTACAACTTTCGATAAGACATTTGCTATTGATGAAATAATAGAAGATTCTTTCGAACGTATCGGATTAAATTCTGTAGCGGGCTATCAAATGAAGTCAGCTCGAAGATCTCTTAATATCCTATTTCAAGAATGGGGTAATAGAGGTATTCACTACTGGGAAATAGATGAACTTGATTTAGATTTAGTTGAAGGTCAAGCAGAGTATGATTTTTTTAGATCAAGTGATGATGGCACAAGTGCTACATCAAATCCAAATGGTATATATGGAATATCCGATGTCCTTGAAGCACAGTTAAGATCCAACAGAACTCAGACAACACAATCCGATAGTCCGATGACAAAGGTAGATAGATCCACATATGCAGGATTTTCAAACAAATTATCAAAAGGAACCCCTAATCAATATTGGGTAGAAAGATTTATTGATAAAGTTAGAGTACATGTTTATCCAACACCAGATTCAACAAACGCATCTAAAGATATGCACTTTTATTACATAAAAAGAATTCAAGATATTGGTGATTACACAAATGCAACAGATGTGCCGTTTAGATTTGTTCCTTGTATGGTGGCTGGTTTAGCTTTTTATCTTGCACAAAAATATCAACCACAACTTACACAACAAATGAAACTGTATTATGAAGACGAATTAGCTAGAGCACTAGCAGAAGATGGTTCAGCTTCTAGTACATACATTACACCAAAAGCATACTACCCAGGAGCATAATGCCAAAATACGCTACAGGTAAATACGCAAAAGCAATATCAGATAGATCAGGTATGGAGTTTCCATATCAAGAAATGGTTAGAGAATGGAATGGATCATTTGTACATGTATCTGAGTTTGAACCAAAGCAACCACAATTAGAACCAAAGCCAATGGCTGCAGATGGTGTTTCTATAAAAAATGTTAGATCAGATAGAAGTGAACCACCAACTGCAATTCTTTTACCAAAAGATCCTTTTACAATTACAAACGGAAGTGCAACTTTAACTGTTAGCTTACTTAATCATTCTTTAGAAGTTGGAGATTTTGTATTATTTTACAATCCAGCTAGTAATGACCCCACACAAAGTTTTAATTTAGGAACAAATCTTTTTCCAATATTTGCAATAGGAGATGCAATTACAGCTTCAGCAACCACAGCTACGTTTGATAGCAATACTAATTTTCCTGCAACAGGTTTTTATTTTGTACAAAGTTCAACTTCGCCTAGTGCAACAAATCCGGATTATGTTCCTGTAATTCAAAGAGAAGTTATACAATATACAGGTAAGTCTGGAGGACAAACATTAACAGGTTTATCTAGAGGAACTAATGCTCCATTTAGAGGAGAAACACCTAATAGCACAGAAGCTACAGCACACGCTGCAGTAACTGTTTTCCCAGGTTTAGAAATACAGTCTGTAACGACAAGAACAGAACAAACAGGAGCCATGCCAGCTACAAAAACAGTTAATACAGGCTTTACTGTTAACTTGCCTTATAGCGCAGTTGGTAATATAATAGGTGGTGGAGAAAACATTTATGTTAGTCCAATGATAAGAGGTATATTATGATAAGTTATATTTGGAATAAAATTAAAAATATATTTAAACCTGAGAAACAAGATCCACATATTGTTTTGTATGAGGAAGTAAAACCTAAACCAGACCCTTGTAGTAAACATATATACTACAGAAAAAGCTGTCCAGTTTGTAAAAGTTTAAGACAAGCAGGAGTTATTTAATGGCAGGATTAAGTGCATCAGGATTAAAAACACAAATAAGAAGTTATACTGAAACAGATTCAAATGTTTTAACAGATGCTGTTTTAGAAAATATTATTTTAAATGCACAATATAGAATTTTTAGAGATGTACCAATAGATGCTGAAAGAAAACAAGAGTCAGGTAATTTAGTTACAGGACAAGAAACAATTAATGCACCAGCAGGATGTTTATTTATTAGAGGTATACAAGTATATGATTCAACATCTGCTATAACTGGAGCGAATACATATTTAGAGAAAAAAGATATTACATATTTACAAGAATACATATCTTCAACTGAGTCTGCTAAAAGAGGTAAACCTAAATATTATGCCATGTTTGGTGGTGCTACAGGAGAGTCTGATACCACTTCAGGAAGAATGATGTTTGCCCCTGTTCCAGATACAACTTATAAATTTAGAGTGCATTTTAACAAAATGCCTTCTCTTTTAGAAAATAATGATACTAATTATATTAGTCTAAACTTCCCAAATGGACTATTATATTGTTGTCTATCAGAAGCATATGGATTTTTAAAAGGTCCAATTGATATGTTGACACTATATGAAAATAAGTATAAACAAGAGGTACAAAAGTTTGCTAATGAGCAAGTTGGAAGAAGACGAAGAGACGATTATACTAATGGAGCTGTTCGTATCCCAGTAACCTCGGCAAACCCATAGGAGATAAATTATGGCAATTACATCGGCAGTATGCACAAGTTTTAAACAAGAAATATTAGTTGGTACACACAACTTTACAGCTACAAGTGGAAACACTTTTAAAATAGCTTTATATACTAGTGATGCTAGTTTAGGAGCTGGAACTACAGCTTATTCAACATCAAATGAAATTACAAACTCATCTGGAACTGCATATACTGCAGGTGGTGCAACTCTTACAAGTGTAACGCCAACAACTTCAGGAACGACTGCGCTTTGTGATTTTGCAGACGTAAGTTTTTCTTCTGCATCTTTTACAGCAAACGGTGCGTTAATATATAATGATACGCAGTCTGATAAAGCTGTTGCAGTTATAGCTTTCGGTGGAGATAAAACTGTAACAAGTGGTACTTTCACAATTCAATTCCCAACAGCAGACGCAACAAACGCGATCATAAGAATAGCATAAAGGGGGTAGCAACGGATGTCCGTTACTCAAACCTTCACAGTAACTGTAGTTGGTGGCAATCCCGCTAATCACCCTTATCACGATTTTGGTTCATCTAATAAATATGCTATAGATGGATCTACAGCCACAGCAGATGTAACTTTATCCTTAGTAGAAGGTGGAACTTATCGTTTTGATCAGAGTGATTCTTCTAACTCAGGACACCCTTTAAGATTTTCTACAACCGCAAATGGAACACATTCAAGCGGAAGTGAGTATACTACCGGAGTAACAACAAATGGAACTCCAGGAAGTTCGGGAGCATACACTGAGATAACAGTCGCTGATGGAGCGCCAACTTTATATTACTATTGCACCAATCATTCTGGTATGGGTTGGACAGCAAATACTGATGTTGTTCCGACAAGTTTTACAGTAACTGTAGTTTCAACAGACTCTGGTAATAAATATGTAATAGATGGTGTACAACAAGATACTTTATATTTTTCTAAAACTGGAAGTTACAGGTTTGATCAATCAGATAGTTCAAATAACAATCACCCTTTAAGATTATCACAAACAGAGAATGGAACACACTCAGGAGGCAGTGAGTATACAACCGGTGTAAATACTGTTGGAACACCTGGAAATTCAGGAGCCTACACTCAAATAACTGTAGCATCAAACGCTCCAGATAGTCTTTATTATTATTGTTCAAATCACTCTCTTATGGGAGGATCCATTTTTATAGGTGTAAGTACTTGGGGTGAAAATACTTGGGGATCTAATTCTTGGCAATCCGGTGTATCTTTAGCTACTTTAACAGGTGTATCTTCAACAGCTAGCCTAGGAACTGTAGATGCTTTTCCAGAACAAGGATGGGGATCAGATACTTGGGGTTTTGAAAACTGGGGAGAAAGTTCTATAGATGTAACTGTGTCTGGTGTTGCAGGAACAACCTCAATTGGTTCAGTTACTGTAACTGCAGAAATAAATACTGGATGGGGTAGAGCAGCTTGGAACGATGATGCGTGGGGCATTCAAGGTGATATATTATTAGAAGGTGTATCTGCAACAGCAAGTGTTGGATCATTAGTAGTTGGAGATATACTTGGATTAACAGGTCAATCTGCAACAGCAAGTATTGGATCACCAACAATAGTTGGAGACATAACACAATCATTAACAGGAGTTTCTGCAACTTCTTCGGTAGGTTCTATATCTCCTGCAGATGTTATGGGATTAACAGGTCAATCTGCAACATCTTCTGTAGGATCAATTAGCCCTGCAGATGTAATAGGAGTATCGGGTGTTTCTGCAACAACAACTGTTAACGCTGCTGGAACGAATATAACATCAAATCCTACAATTTTACCAACAGGTCTTTCTGTAACAGCTTCTGTAGGAACAATTTCACCTGCAGATGTAATTGGATTGACAGGAGTTTCAGCAACTGTTAATGTTGGAACATTAACACCTGCAGACGTAATGGGTTTAACAGGCGTAGAAGCTACTACATCTGTGGCTGAATTAGGAACTTCTAATAAGTTTGGAATTCAAGCATATCAAGCTATTGACACAGGTTCTAATACAAGTTATACAGACGTAGCAGCGTAATAGGAGATAAAAATTATGGCATCAACATACACACCTTTAGGGGTAGAACTTCAAGCAACTGGTGAAAATGCCGGTACGTGGGGGACGAAGACTAATACTAATTTACAAATTATAGAACAAATTTCTGGTGGATTTACACAACAATCAATAGCAGGTGGTGCACAAACCACAACGTTGTCAGTTTCTGATGGATCAACTGGTGCAACTTTATCTCACAGAATGATTGAATTCACAGGAACTATTACAGGGAATCAAATTGTAACTATTCCATTAGACGTACAAACTTTTTATTTTTTAAGAAATTCAACATCAGGTGCATACACAGTACAATTTAAATACGTTTCTGGATCTGGAGATTCGTTTACTTTTTCTACAACAGACAAAGGTGATCAATTAATTTTTGCATCAGCTAATGATGGAACTAACCCTGATATTATTACTTTAGCTTTTGGTTCTGGTGATGGTGATGTTACACTTACTGGCACACAGACTTTAACAAATAAAACTTTAACAGCTCCTAAAATCGCAGATGCAGGTTTTATTGCAGATGCAAATGGAGCAGAACAAATTATATTTCAAACAACAGCTTCAGCAGTTAATGAACTAGAAGTAACTAATGCTGCAACAGGAAACCCACCAATCATAGGTGCGAGTGGGGAAACTAACGTTGATGTTCATATCAAACCAAAAGGCACTGGAGAAACAAGAATCGGAACAGGAGCAGCTTCAGCTACACTTACAACAAGTGGTGCTCATGATTTAATATTAGATACAAACTCAGGAACTAACTCGGGAACAATTACAATAACAGATGGAGCAGATGGAAATATTAATATTGCACCAAATGGAAACGGTGTTGTTCAAGCTGGTGGTTCTGCAGTAAAAGTTGCAGGAAAAGAATCTATTTGGGTGCCTTCAAGTGCTATGTACCCTAACACTACAAATGGTGCAGAAGCTGCACAAGTAGAACTATCAAATGGTCCAGAACTTAAAGTTTTAGATTTTGATAAAGATTCAGATGAGTTTGCACAGTTTGCTGTTGCTTTTCCTAAATCATGGAACGAAGGCACAGTAACTTTTCAAGCATTTTTTACAGCAACTTCAACAGACACAGGAACTAGTGCATATGTTTTACAAGGAGTTGCATTAGCTGATAATGGAGATTTAAATACAGCTTTTGGAACAGCTGTAGGACCAACTGCAAAAGCTCACAGTGGTACATCAAACGATTTAGACGTAACAGCAGAAAGCGGCGCGGTAACAATAGCGGGCTCACCTAGCACAGATGAGTACGTATTTTTTCAAATATCAAGAGATGTTTCAGCAGATGATTTAAATGCTGATTCAAGATTACTTGGAATTAAATTATTCTTTACTACTGACGCTGCGAACGACGCATAATAGGAGTTAGAATGTTTGGATACAGAGTATTAGGTTTCGGATCAGGCGGAGCAGCCGGCCCAACAGTTCTTCAATATTTAGTTATCGCTGGAGGCGGTGGCGGTGGAAACAACGTCAACGTTGGTGGACACCGTGGAGGACATGGTGGCGGAGGTGCAGGAGGATATAGAAACTCTTATGCTTCAGAAAGTTCTGGAGGAGGAAACTCTACTGAGTCAACTCTTGAACTGACAAAAGGTGAAACATATACAGTAACAGTTGGTGGAGGTGGTGGAAACCACGCTGAAGGTAGCGCCTCTTCAATAGCTGGACCCGATATTACTACAGTAAGTACAGTTGGTGGTGGAAGAGGAGGAAATGCTCCAGGAGGTTCATCTAGTGTAGGTGGATCAGGAGGAGGAGGTTCAAACTCTCTTGCAGGAAACAAACAAGGATCTGCTGGAACAGCTAACCAAGGTTTTGCCGGTTCTAACGGTACTCACGCAAACCCACACTACACAGGTGGTGGAGGTGGAGGTGCTGGTCAAGCATCACCACAAGGAAACGGATCTTCTGCTGGACCAGGAGGTAATGGTCTATCATCTTCAATTACCGGATCGTCTACGGCTAGAGCCGGAGGCGGTGGTGGAGGCGGATTCACTAACGGAGCGTCACCAGGAGGATCAGGCGGTGGAGGTGCTGGAGCACCAGGGCCTTCTCAAGGTGGAACAGGTAGTGCTAACACTGGATCAGGTGGAGGCGGATCGGGCGGATCTTATGGTGGATCAGCTAATGGTGGACCTGGTGGAAACGGAACTGTAATTTTAAGAGTTCCAACTGGAGACTACTCAGGAACTACATCTGGATCACCAAGTGTAAGTACAGATGGTGCAGACACAGTTATGGTATTTACTGGAAATGGGAGCTACACTGCGTAATGGCTTACTTTGCAAAATTAGATGAAGATAATGTGGTTACACAAGTAAACTCTGTTTCTAACGATATTGCTACAGACGAAACTGCCGGAATTAATTTTTTAAAAAACTTACATAATGAACCTGACGCTGTTTGGAAACAAGGATCTTATAATACAAGAATGGGAAAATATTTTGAAGCTGGTTCTAATATTGAACATTCAGATCAAAGCAAAGCATTTAGAATAAATTATCCTTCTATTGGAATGGTGTATGATGCAACTCTAGATGGTTTTGTACAAAAAGATAAACCATATGATTCTTGGATATTAGATACTACAACAGGTTATTTCAAAGCACCTGTGGATTGTCCTGTAACATATGAAGATGGTGCAGAAACTCCAGATACTTATATTTGGGTTGAAGAAACTCAGTCTTGGGAAAGATACTAGACTTTTAATTTAAATAGTATATACAGTTCATCAATAAAGATGAAAGAAATTACTAAATTCGATGAGTCCTCTTTTATTGACTCTTCTTTTATACCTAAAGAAGTTTGTGATAATTTAATATCTTATTATAAAGACAACAAAGAATATGCCATAGATGGTGATGTTCTTGTTGACGGCGTTAGAAAAAAAGTTGTAGAGATAAAAGATTCAATTGATTTACCTGTTAGCTTTATAGAAAAAGATTCAAGAGTTTTAGAATATAGAATCCACTTACAAAATTCTTTAAAACAATATTTGGATAAATATACTTTTGCAAATAAAATTCCAAAATTTAATATTACTAGAAATCTTAATATTCAGTATTACCCTAAACATGGAGGATACAGAGATTGGCATTTTGAAAGAGGAAGTTTAAACACCATTACTAGATGTTTAGTCTTCATGACTTATTTAAATGATGTCAAAGAAGGAGGGACTGAGTTTCTTTATCAAAAA